AAGAATTTGAAGGCGAGTTTGATTATGAAGGTGTAGGTGACGATGGCGAAACTACTCCTTGCGTAGTAAGTTACACAGCTAAGGTTGACGACATGGGAAGACCAGTTGTTGATCCTAAATCAATTTCAATTGATTGCCAACAAGACGGTAACAGCAAATTAGGTTTTGATGCTGACATGGATCTTGAAATGCAAGACATGAAAGAACTCCTACAAATGGCACAAGAAGATGCGGACGAAATGTGGGATTCACGTGATAACAAATATGCACACGGTGAAGCAGACGATGATACAATTGATGTTAAAATGACACCAGACAGCGGCATTGAAAAGGCTGATAAAGAAGAACAAAAGACACCATTAGGCGAATTTATACTAAGTTACTACGACAGAGAAACAGGCGAGTTTCCAAAAGGCGAAACAGCAGTACTTACTATGGTAGAGAAAGACTACGGTGAAAAATTTATTGAACCTGCTAAACAGTTTATTATGCGTGTATACGAAGTAACTGAGCAGTACAGAGAACCTGAAGTAAACCCAGAATTCGAAAGAATGAGAGAACTAGCAGGACTTAGATAAATAAAATTGGATGGATAATCCATTGATTTTTTGCAAGTTTTTTTAAGAAAAGACTTGACATTGTTTGTAGTATAGCATATAATAAGAACTGTGCTGCAAACAAATAGGCACAAAGCACATAGGCATAACAATAGGAGGCACAACTATGGCATCATTAGCAGAAATCCGAGCAAAGCTCAAAGAGCAAGAAAACAACGCATCCGGTAACCGCAGTTCAGGCGGTGGTGATAACAGCATTTACCCATTTTGGAATATTAAAGAAGGCGATAGCGCAACGCTACGTTTCCTTCCTGATGGCAACGCTGATAACACTTTCTTTTGGCAAGAGCGTTTGGTAATTAAACTACCATTTGCAGGCGTCAAAGGTCAAACTGATTCACGTCCGGTACAAGTACAAATTCCATGTATGGAAATGTATGGCGAGACATGTAACATTCTTAATGAAGTACGTGGCTGGTTCAAAGATCCATCACTAGAAGATATGGGTCGTAAGTACTGGAAGAAGCGTTCATATATCTTCCAAGGCTTTGTTGTGGATAATCCACTAGCGGACGATGAAGCACCTGAGAATCCAATCAGACGCTTTATTATTGGTCCACAAATCTTCCAAATTATTAAACAGGCTCTAATGGATCCTGATATGGAAGAGTTGCCAACAGATTACACAGCAGGTGTAGACTTCCGTCTTAACAAAACATCTAAAGGCGGGTATGCAGATTACTCAACATCAAACTGGGCTCGTAGAGATCGTCCACTTAACGATGCTGAAATGCAGGCAGTTAACACACACGGCTTGTTTAATCTAAGTGACTTCCTACCTAAAAAGCCAGGTGAAGTAGAACTCAAAGTAATGCAAGAAATGTTTGAAGCGTCAGTAGACGGTGAAGCATTTGACATGGACCGTTGGGGTAACTACTTCCGTCCAGCAGGTATGGCGGCACGTACAGGCGATCCAGTAGCACCAGCGGCTACTACTCCTGCACCAGCGGCAGCACCTACACCCGCACCAGAGGCAGCATCTGCTCCAGTAGCAGAAGCAGCACCAGAAGCAACTCCAGCACCAGCGGCTGAAGCGGCTCCTGCAGAAGGTGGCAACGCTCAAGACATTCTAGCAATGATTAGAGCACGTCAAGGACAATAAGAAACTATATGGGGGCTGTATAGCAGTCCCCATACGCTTTTTAGATAGGAGGCATTATGGCAACTAAGGCGTTTGATCCTACAAAGTTTAGGACAGCATTAACAAAATCCATTACAGGTATGAGTGCAGGATTTAACGATCCAACTGATTGGGTTAGTACAGGTAACTATGCACTCAACTATCTTATTTCAGGAGACTTCCATAGAGGTGTTCCAATGGGTAAGGTAACAGTATTTGCAGGTGAATCTGGTGCAGGTAAAAGTTATATCTGTGCAGGTAACATTGTAAAATACGCACAAGAACAAGGCATTTTTGTAGTTCTTATTGACTCAGAAAATGCACTTGATGAGGCTTGGCTACATGCATTAGACGTAGACACAAGCGAAGAAAAACTACTTAAACTTAATATGTCAATGATTGATGACGTTGCTAAAACTATTAGTGTGTTTATGAACGACTATAAAGCAATGCCAGAAGAAGACCGTCCAAAGGTTCTTTTTGTTATCGATAGTTTGGGTATGTTGCTAACACCTACTGATGTTGATCAGTTTAACAAGGGTGATATGAAAGGTGATATGGGTCGTAAGCCTAAGGCATTGACTTCACTTGTTCGTAACACTGTAAACATGATTGGCTCACACAATGTTGGCTTAGTATGTACTAACCATACATACGCATCACAAGATATGTTTGATCCAGATGATAAGATTTCAGGTGGACAAGGATTTATCTATGCGTCATCTATTGTAGTTGCAATGAAGAAATTGAAACTAAAAGAAGATGAAGATGGTAACAAGATCAGTGAAGTACGAGGTATTCGTGCAGGCTGTAAGGTTATGAAGACACGTTATGCAAAACCATTTGAAGGTGTACAAGTTAAGATTCCATACGAAACAGGTATGAATCCATATAGTGGACTTGTAGAATTGTTTGAAGCAAAAGGTGTTATTGAAAAGTCTGGTAACCGGTTAAAGTATGTTACAAGTGAAAATGAAGAACTACTTGAATACCGTAAAAACTGGACAGGCGAACTGCTCGATAAGGTTATGTCAGATTATCTCATTAAAGAAGCTTCTGTGGTAAATACCTCTGATGAAGAAGTCAACTTAGATGAAGCTGACGAATTGCAACCAATCGAGGAGTAATTTTATGGATGAAACACAGATCGTTGATATCTGGACAATGTTCAAAGAGTATCTTGACAAAAAACATGTTGAGATAGCAGCTGAACGTTTTGTAGATTTAATGGCAGATTTTGGTACAGAAGATGACCGATTTATTGCTGCCTTAGGTCATGATTCAGCATTAGATAATGCAATCAACTACTACTTAGATCTTGACGGAGATGATGTGTTAGAAGAAGAATTAGATTGGGATTAACATATGGGTTGGTATAGCGAGGTTTCTCGTGATGTAAGTAAAATTCCTGATGCAGTAGCACACTATGAGTTTGAACTTATAGAAGCAAAAAAGGAAGTTAAACTTGCAGGCAATGTTGAAAAGGCAGCGGCAGCAATGCCTGGCATTGTTGAACACCGATTTAATCAATTACAAGAGATTGAAGCAATCCTAAACTATCTAAACATAGAGCTACGTAGACTTCGTAGCTCATATTTCAAAAAATATCTTGAAAACTATCAACGAGCTCTGTCTAGCCGTGACGTTGAAAAATACGTTGACGGCGAGGCAGACGTTGTTGACTATGAAAAGATTATCAATGAATTTGCTCTTATGCGAAATAAGTGGCTTGGAGTTCTTAAAGCACTTGATCAAAAACAGTGGCAAATTACTAACGTAGTTAAACTACGTGTTGCAGGTATGGAAGATGCATCGCTATGATGGCAACTGAATGGTACTATAATAACATAGGTAAACATTTAAAATATGGTTTCTTTATAGAGATAGGTGTGTTTAATGGTAAAACACAAAACACTACATTAGTATTAGAAAACTCAGGTTGGGACGGATTATTAGTCGAACCTATGCCTGAAAATATTCAAAAAATTAAAAAGAATAATAGGCGAGCAAAATTAATTGAAGGTGCTGTTTGGTCTTCTGACGGAATGGTAGAAATGATTGATGTTGGTATTCCTGGACAAACAGGAATCAAACAAACCCATAAATCACCTGAAGAGGCAAAGCGTATTATTAAAGTTGTTAGTTATAAATTTAGTTCTTTACCTATCCCTAAACACATAGATTACCTTCAAATAGACACAGAAGGATCTGAGTTAGAAATATTAAAAACAATAGATTTAAACGAATATAATATCAACCATATTTGTATTGAAGATAATAACGGTCATTATTATGATGATCCTACATATCATAACTTTATGTCTAGTATAGGCTATAACTTAGTATATACTAAACAGCAAGATAGAGTTTATCAAAAAGTTTAAGAATATCTTTTAATATCAGCAACAACCATCATTTCAATTAGTTGATCAAATTTTACACTAGGCTCCCAGCCTAGTTTTTCTTTAGCCTTTGTGCTGTCGCCTTTTAAATGATATAATTCTGCAGGACGCATAAATGCAGGATTTTGAACAACATGTTCTTTCCAATTATTAATTCCAGCAGCACTAAATGCTGCTTGACATAGATCTTCAATACTCCAAGTTTCGCCTGTTGAAATTACATAATCGTCTGGTTCTTCTTCTTGCATCATCATCCACATTGCTTGTACATAATCACCAGCAAATCCCCAATCACGACGTGGATCTAAATTTCCTAATTCAATAGTATCTTGTAAGCCCGCTTTAATTCTAGCAACGCCATCAGTAACTTTACGAGTTACAAATTCTTTTCCTCGAATGGGAGATTCGTGATTAAACAATATGCCGCTACATGCAAACATACTATAACTTTCTCTATAGTTTATAATAGCATTGTGTGCAAATACTTTTGCAAAACCGTAAGGTGATCTTGGACGGAATGCAGTAAGTTCGTTTTGTGTGTAATTCTCTTCATAACTGTTTCCAAACATTTCACTAGTACTAGCCTGATATAATTTTGTATCTGGAGAGTGATGTCTAATAGCTTCTAACATATAAAGTGGACCTAACCCATCAACATTTGCTGTATGAATAGGCTCTTGCCAACTAAGTCCTACAAAACTCATTGCTGCTAAATTATAAACTTCGTGCGGTCTAGAAACTTTAATTGCATGATTGACACTGCTTATGTCTGTTATATCGCCGTGTACAAATTTAATTCTACTAGTAATGCCTAAGTAGTCTGTATTTGAATAATCTTGGTTTACACGTCTACTTGCAAACCCATAAACTTCATAATCTTTGTCTAATAGCAACTTTGCTAGGTATGCACCATCTTGTCCGGTAATACCTGTAATTAAAGCACGTTTCTTCATTGCACACTCCGTAATGTTAAGTACGTAGTTATTTATAAACTAAATATACGTAGTTAATTGAATAAGGATCCCCATGAGAACATATCGAGTAATAACAACTCAGCACGAACCCTATTATAACCAAATTGGTAGAGATTGTATTGCTAGTTTTTTAGAATACTGGCCTGAAAATATTACTATGGAATTATGGGCCGAAGGCTTTGAACCAGATATTAAAGATGACAGATTAATTATAAAAGACTTTGAAAAAGTTAGACCAGGTTTAAATAAATTTTTAGATTTAATATATCCTTACGTACCAAACGATCCAAACACTAAAGATATGTTTACAAAGTATAAGCCTTTTTGGCTTAAAGGACATGTAATTGCTAATGCTATGCAAGAGTGTGATGCTGATGTGTTTATATGGTTAGATAGTGATGTAATTACAAATAAAAAAATACCTTTAGATTTTTTTGAAAATCTATTGCCTGAAGATACGCTGTCTGTTGATATTCCTGCGGGAGGAAAAGTTAAAGGCAAGGAAGCCGAAACTGGCTTCTTTATGCTAAACATGAAGGATCGTAATGTTCAAACAGTAATTAAACATTACGTAAACTGCCATAACTCTTTAGAAATCTTAAAAGCAAGTAGAAGGTTAGAAACAGGAGTTTGGTGGCAAGCAGTGCATCTAGCACAAGATCAAGGTTCTAAAGTAAAACATTTAGCAACAGCAGTAGATAGCATAGTGCCGTTTATGCATACAGAGCTAAAAGAATACTTGAGACATTGGGTCACTAAAGCCAACAAAAAGAATTATCATCGTGGCCGACGTGACACAACAGTAGAGGAGGCAGTATGAAAACTGTTGCATTTGTTCCTGCTAAAGGTAGCAGCGAAAGAATACAAAATAAAAATTTACAAATACTCGACGGCGAGTATTTGTTCAAACGTAAACTACGTCAACTATTAGAGTGTGAAGAAATTGACGAAGTTTGGCTAGATAGCGAAAGCGAAGAAATACACAATCTTGCGAGCGATTTGCCTATACAGCATCATTACAGAGATCCTGAATTAGCAACTAATGCAACAGACGGACATGGAATGTTTGCAAACGAATCAAAAGTTACAGAAGCAGATATTGTTGTACAAGTGTTATGTACAGCACCTTTTATAGATAAAAATGTAATTGATCCTGCTTTAAGAAAATTAAAAGAAAGTGAAGCAACAAGTCTTGTTGCAGTTTCTGAGCAAAAATTATATTTGTGGAAAGACGGATATCCAGAATATGGTGATAGAATTCCAAACAGTATAGATTTGCCTGTGCATACAATTGAAGCTATGAGTTTTTATGCGGTAAAAACTGATAAAAAGCCCGTAGAAAAACGTTATACAAATAATGCAATTTTGTATCCAGTTACTCCATTACAATTAGTAGATATTAACAATCAAGAAGATTTAGAGTTTGCAAAAGATATTTGTGCAGGACAACGTGCAAAGAAAGTACAGCAACTAAAAATGTTAAGTAAAACTATTAGTAGTTGTTTGCTAAGTGATATTTGTAAAGAAAACGGAATAAAACATTTCTTAAGTTCAGAGATCAAATCTATGAACAATGGTACATTTTTAGGATACGCAAAAACTTTAAAACTAAAAGAATTACCAGAAGAAGAAAAAGATCCTTCATTGCCTCATTGGGAAGGAATATTTGACGCACTAGGAAGTTATCAATTTGTTGCACCAGGTGATGTTATTATTGTATCGACTGATGTAAAAGATAAGGCATACTTTGGAGATCTAAATGCTCACTTTGCATATCGCAGTGGTGCAGTGGGTGTAGTAGTCGACGGTCCTACTAGAGATGTAGACAGAGTAACACAAATTGGATTACCATTATTTGCACATACTAGAATGCCAGACGATATCCGTTATGAAGGCACACTAGAAGAAATGAATATGCCTGTAGTAGTTAATGGAGTTACCGTAAGAAACAATGATATAATTTTTGGTGACCCGGACGGTGTTGTTTGTATTCCTGCAGAAAAATGGCCACTTGTGTTTGAAGAAGCAAAGAAAGCACTTAAAAAAGAAATGCTTGTTAAGTTTGAAGCAACATTTGGATCAGATCCTTTTGACGTACTAAACAATGTTGGACTCTTTTAACATTTACATCATAAACTATAACATGCCTGAAGCAGTGCATAAAATATACACTGCTTTAGAAAAATCTATTCCTACGAATAAAATACATGTGCTTGATAATGGATCCGATAGCAACCTAATTTACAGTAACACTTCAATTCGTATTCCTGTAAACAAAAAAGTAAGCGGAGCATATAGGCATATATTCAATAAGGCAATTGAAGAAGATGTTAAGTTTATTGTAACTATTACAACTAGTGCAATTTTATTAGATTTAAACTATCTAAAAGGAATTCATAAAACAATAAAATCTAGAAGTAATAGCAAATGGTCTGCAATATATGGAAACATAAACAATATTGACAGTGATATGAAAGAAAGTATATCAGATCAAATTCAAGTAAAAGATTGGGTAATAAATCCCTTTCATGCACAGCCGTTGTTAACTATTTGGAATGTAGAATACCTAAAAGAAATTAAACAACTAAAACATGGCTGGTTTGATGAACACTATGTTAACGGACAAGGTGCAACAGAAGATATGCGAATGTATAATTTAACTTCTGGTTGGAACGAATGGACTACTCCATACATAACAACAGACTGGTGGCGTAACTCAACACATAGATATGGAAGAGCAGGAGTTGAAGCAAAAGAATATTATAAAAACAATAAAAGAGAATATAACCAAAGATTTAAGTCTAAGTTTAATATGACTAAGGCTCAAGTTGAATCACACTTATTGCGCAACAGTAGAAAGGAAGAGTAAATATCTATATGAAGGTCGTATTAGTTACTGGTGGGTTTGATCCACTTCATTCTGGGCATATTGCCTATTTTAAAGCAGCAAAAGAACTCGGTGATCACCTTGTAGTAGGTGTTAATAGTGATTCGTGGCTTACACGCAAAAAAGGCCGTCCGTTTATGCCTTTTGAAGAACGGGCTGCTATTATTGAAGCATTAGAATGTGTAGATGAAGTTATTGGATTTAATGACGATGACGACAGCGCCTGTGCTGCAATTTATCAAGTATTAGCAACTAAAGGTAGCCAATGGAAAGTAGTATTTGCCAACGGCGGCGACAGAACTAACAAGAATACATTAGAATATAAAATGTATAATAATCATCCCGATGTAACATTTGCATTTGGCGTAGGCGGCGAAGATAAGAAAAACAGTAGCAGCTGGATACTTAAAGAGTGGAGCCAACCCACTGTAGAACGTGCATGGGGTACATATACTATACTTGATAAAGGCGATGGCTGGCAAGTTAAACAACTTGCATTTTATCCTAATCGAGCATTAAGTGATCAGAGGCATTTTAAACGGTCAGAACACTGGCATGTTGTTGAAGGTGCTATAAGAATGGAATTAGAGTTTGCTAACGAATATAAAACTACTAGAACATACTTAGCAGGTGAAAGTATAGACATTCCTAAGAAAACATGGCACAAAGCAACTAATGTAGGAACAGAAACAGCAAGAGTTATCGAAGTTTGGATGGGAAACGAACTTACTGAAGATGATATAGAAAGAAGAGACTAATGAAAGTATTTGTAGGATATGACACTAGAGAAGATATTGCTTATCAAGTGTGTAAGCATAGCATTTTAAAGCATCAACCAGAAGCAGATGTTATTCCACTAAGGCAACAAGAACTAAGAGATTCAGGTTGGTATAAAAGACCTATAGATAAATTAGGTTCAACTGAATTTACATTTACACGATTCCTTATCCCCGAACTTACTAACTTTGAAGGTTGGGCAGTGTTTATGGATTGTGATATGATCCTTACAACAGACATTAAAGAATTATTTGATCAAGCGGACGACAAGTATGCTGTTATGTGTGTACAACATGATTACAAAGTTAAAGAAGGTTATAAAATGGATGGGCAGAAACAGACAGTCTATCCACGTAAAAATTGGTCAAGTGTTGTTCTTTGGAATTGTGGTCATCCTAGTAATAAAGTTGTTACACAGGACTTAGTTAACCATTCTGAAATTAATGGAGCATACTTACATCGCTTTAGCTGGCTAAAAGATGAAGAAGTTGGAAAGTTAAGTCATACTTGGAATTATCTTGTTGGTGTATACAATGATATCGAAAAACCAAATCTTATACATTATACCGAAGGCGGACCGTGGTTTGAAAATTATAGAAATTGTGAGTTTGCAGACTTGTGGAAAGAAAATCTTTTCGAAATGATGAAATGATATGTTTAAGTAAAAATAAAGTAGACGAATATGTTAATATGTTTGCACAAGGTGCAAACCTTCCTATATACGACTACGACGAACCATATCCTAGTAAAGGACCATTAGTTATTAGAAGTATGGGTAAAAGAAAGTTAATACATGATTGTTGGGATAACAAAAGAACTTTCTTTTATATGGACAGCGGATACATTGGTAACTATAAATCAAAAAGCAATCCTTATGGTTGGAAGTTATGGCACCGTATTGTTAAAGATGATGTACAGCATAACGAAATAATAAACAGATCCGATGATAGATGGAAACGCTTAAACTATCCTATCGAAAAAAGAAAACAAGGACGACATATCTTACTTGTTACTCCTAGCGAGAAACCCTGCAAGTTTTATAACATAGACAGAAATCTATGGGTAGAACAAACAATATCATTAATTAAAAAACATACTGATAGGCCTATTGTTGTAAGAGACAAAGCGCCAAGACAGCAGCGTATAACTAAAACAATTTTTGACGATCTAAAAGACTGTCATGCACTAGTGACTTATCAAAGTATTGCAGCAGTAGAAAGTGTGTTATATGGCGTCCCAGCGTTTACAGCAGCGCCTACAGCAGCTGATCCTGTATGTGATAAGGATCTTAGTCTAATTGAAAACCCTACGCTACAAGACGAAGATAAAATATATAAATGGGCTTGTCATTTAGCATATGGGCAATTTCATAATGACGAATTAAAAAATGGTACAGCATATAGAATTTTGTTAGGAACAGTATGAAATTAAAATTTGTAACAAGTGTGTCAAGAGAATATTGGTACGGTGTTGGAAAACATTGTATTGATAGTTGGGACTTGCCTGGCGAATTAGTTATCTATATAGATCAAGAAGAAGGCGAAGTAGAATGGTTTAACGATATAAACTATAAAAAATTATTACTTCATGTTCCGCCTTTACAACTTGGTGAAGAGTTTGATGTTAACACTAAAGTAAGAAAATTTTGGGGAAAGAGTTGCGCTCAAATACATGCAATTAAAAATAGAGATGCAAAAGTAGACGAACGTATTATTTGGTTGGATGCAGATGTTCAACAATTAAAACCTGTTGACGAAAGTCTTTTTAATTTTAAATTTGAAGAAGCAGTAGCAATGATGAAAAGTAACAATCATTCGGCAGATTGTTACGAGACCGGATTAGTAATCTTTAATAATGACTATATTAAGTTAACTGTATGGGCTAACAAATATGCTGCATATTGGAATAATATAACTGCTATAAAAAGTTTGCATAGACCGTATGATGCAATCGTACTAGGAAACTTTGCACGTGGTGAAAAAATTGGAATGTATAATTTGTGTAACAGTGTATGTAATAACGTTGACGCATTAAAACATACAAGATTTGATCCTTATTTTAAACATTGGATTAATAAAGCAAATAAAGAAAAATTAGTAGATCAGATTTTATCTAAATGAATAGTGTAAGAATATATTATGCAGGTATTCCTGCTAAGAATACTAATAAAGAAAAAGAAATGGTGTTAAGAAATTTTCACCTAGGTATTCCTAATGGCATCAGTAAAGAAATACGCGAGCCAAGATGGGAACCGAGTGACTTAGCAGTAATACAAGGTTGGGTACATGCAAACAGTGGCCGCACACCGCATTTAATGTTTAGACGAGAAATTATACAACAGCAAAAGCGTATTGGTAAACATACACTTGCTATTGATAGTAACTTATTCTTATATAGAGATCCAGGCAATACAAAAACATATTTGCGTTTTAGTTTAGATGACGTTTTTCCTACAACAGGAAATTATTTTACAGACAATGTTGATCCAAGTAGATGGCAAAAACTTAAAACTACTATCGGTTTTGATTTACAACCTTGGACTAACAAAGGTAAGCACATTCTTATATGTTTACAACGTAATGGTGGTTGGAGTATGGCCGGTTTAGATGTAATGGAATGGTGCAACTTAACTATACAGCGTATTAAACAACATACAGATAGACCTATAGTTGTTAGGGCACATCCTGGAGATAAACGAGCACAACAATATTTAAAGTTAACTCATCCTAATGTAACAATTAGTAATAAATCATCTATACTCGAAGACTTTCATAAATGTTGGTCTGTAATAACATACAATTCAAGTCCAGGAGTAGCAGCAGCAATAGAAGGTATACCTGTATTTGTTACTGATCCTACTCCACAAATAAGTCAAGCATATGATGTATGTAATACTGATTTAAAAGATATTGAAAACCCTAAACGTCCTGAAAGACAACAATGGATTGAAAAACTTGCAATGAGTCATTTTAGTTTTAGTGACTTACATACTGGTGTTGCGTGGAATATCATTAAGGATTACATATGAAAAAGTATGCTGCAATAACTAGTATGAATAAAGAATACTATGATAGATGTGGGAAAGTTATGTTAGAAACTTTCAAAGATAAATGGGGACACTTAATGAAGTTGTACGTTTATAATGAAGACAACTTCGATTTAGGTGATAAGTTTTTTAAACCTATGGGTTGGGATTTAGGTAATGAGTATGAAGCATTTCAAGAACGTCATAAAAACAATAGGGTAAAAACATTTTCTAAAAAAGGATTCAGTATTATACATGCTATGGATAACATAGACTGTGATAGATTAATATGGATAGATGCTGATGTAATTTTTAAAAGTCCTATACCTCCAAACATATTAGATGACATAACTAACGACAAAATACTAAGCACACACTTTATGGTTTGGCATCACATAGAGGGTATTGATTATTATAGTTGTGAAACAGGATTCTTTGTACTAAACAAACGTCATAAAGGATTTGAAGTATTTAAAAATACATATAAAGACATTTATTATAATGATAAAACAGACGGGTTACGTAGATTTTATGATGGCGAAATATATGGAAAAACTGTAAGAACTTGTTCTGGTTTTAGAATGATGAATTTATCTGTAAGAGATAAAATTAAGACTCCGATTAAAAAAAGTATACTAGAGCCTTATTTAGAACACCATAAAGCAGGAATGAAAGAACGTGTTAAAAAGGCAAAAACTATCGCCAGTACTCCTCTTTTCGAGTAACCATTATATCTGAGCGTTTAGACTTACCAGCAGTTTTACGATCACCTTTCATATGGTCCATCCACTTACCTAGTACAGTATTAATTAAAGGATGTCCACCGCCTCCAGTACGTGCCTCTCGTAAATACATTTCAGCACTATAATCATGTGCTAAAGGAAATTCTCTTTTATATTTGTTTAGTATGTGTCCAAATACAAAACTATCGTGCCATTCTTCTAGTTTAAATATTCCGTTGTCAGCATCTTCGTAATAGCGTTCAAATTCTTTCATAAACTCATGACATACAGGATGATTTTTATTCATTCCGTAAAATCCGCACTCAGGCCAAGTTTGACTTCCTTTACCTCTACCTACATATGTAAGCCACGAGTTCTCAGGCAATAAATTTTTAAAGTCTTTATGTTTCCAAGGACTATGAATAAACGTATCTGCATCCATCCATACAATCCAACCACTGCTTTTTTCCCAAGCGTCAAATACAGCATAAACTTTGTTAGCAAAACGCACAGCGTCCCATTTAAATGCTTTATTCCAATCTCTTGGTCTACGTGCTTTAATATCATCTGGCGGAATGCCATTTGCTTTAGGAACATCTTTCCAACGTTCTTTAAACGCATTTAATTTTGGTAATGCTTCTTTTGCATTTAATACTGTAATGTTTTCACACATAGGATCTACTATAGGAGAACAATCTTCTGCATATACTAATAACTTAACTTTTGGATCTACACGTTCTGCAAAACTATCTAAAAATCTTTGCCCATAAAGCCGTAATCCTGGCTTATGAAATGTTGTAACCACAGTTATGTTATTCATTATGTATCCTTGTATAAGTATGCTTGTAAGAGTATTTAACTATGAAATTTAGTATTTGGAAACAATATGGCGCACTCAATAGTAAACCGGTTTTTGATGCCTTTGCTCACAGTGTTATGGCTGCTGGGCATACTGTTCTTTGGAATACTCCTGGCGGCGACATTGATGTTATTTGGAGTGTGCTTTTCAATGGCAGAATGGCTCCGAATAAAAACATCTGGGAAAGAAACATTTCACAATCCAAACCGACCATCGTACTTGAGGTCGGTGGCATCAAAAGAGGAACAACATGGAAAGTAGGTTTAAATGGAATCAATAGAGATGCTTTTTTTGGCGATGGCGGTAATGATAGCAATAGGGCTCGACGACTCGGACTCGAACTAAAACCCTGGAAAGAAATAGGCGAATATATTCTTATCTGTGGACAACATGATAAAAGTTTGCAGTGGAAAAATATGCCTAGTATGAGTAAATGGGTAATGCAAACTATAGAAACTATACAACAGTATAGTAAACGTCCTATACTGTTTCGTCCACATCCGAGATGTCCTTTACCTAATATAGAACACGAATTTAAAAATGTTATACGACAAGAGCCACGTAAAACTCCTGGAAGTTATGACGACTTTGACATACAGTTTGATAACATATATGCAACAATAAGTTGGAGCAGTAATCCAGGTATACATTCAATTATTAATGGTGTGCCTGCATTTGTAGGTCCTAGTAGTTTAGCATATGATGTTGCTAATACAGATTTAGCAAAAATAGAAAATCCTAACATGCCCGATAGAACACAGTGGCTAAACGATTACGCTTGGACAGAATTTACAGTAGAAGAAATTTCTGCAGGTTTGCCACTTAAATGCTTGACTTCTAAGCTGTTTTAAGTTATACTAATACAATGAAAACAGTAGAAGATTGCATTGAAATTCTTGCCGGTATGCAAGAGCGTAACGGCGAATTTAAACTAGAGCGTAGTGATTACAATCTAGTAACAAGTCTTGCTCGACAAACATTCAAAGGCATTGGCTACACTGATAGGCAACACCAACTAGCTCAAGAAAAAGTTCTCCACTATAGGCAACAATTTGAAGATAACGGATACGATATTGATCTAGCCCTCTGTGAACTAAGAATAGAATTAAGAAAGATTGATAGAAGTAGATGGGTTAAAATTATTGAATCAGATGCTGCTGTTAGGCCTTTAACACCTACAGATGACGGGCAATGGATTGCTGTAAGATTTATTTTTCAAAAAAAACTTATTGCCAATATTGACCGTCTTAAAAGAAGCATTGGCGAAGGAACATATGATAAAGAAAACAAAGTTCATTATTTTCCTTTAAATGAAAAAACAGTTTATGAAATAGTTTCTAACTTCAACGAAGAAAATAACTTTGAGGTTGATGAAGAGCTAAAAAATTATTATGAAAAATTGGTAGATATGGAAAACAATAAGAAAAATTATTTGCCGGGTATATACGGATTAAAATTAAGAAACCTACACGAAAAAAGTTTAGACTATGCAGTTAGTAGTATAGGTGAGCCTGACATTGATAACTTATGTCATTTTTACGATCAAAAAGAAAAGTTTGGGTTGTATCACTTTGATGAAGAAGATTTAGAAATTAGCTTAAATTCTCTTTCACCAATTGCTAAGAAAGTTGCAATTAGAAAAAAGAAACAAGTACTATTAAGTTCTAAAGAACATAATGTAAACACATTAGCAGAAATTGTGTTAGAACTTTATAGATTTCCTTTACTTGTAGTATTAAATGAAAAGAATTGTTATAACGAAATAGTTCAAATACATAAAGCATTTAGCGGTATTATACTAGATGAAAGTTGTTCAGTTTTATTTAGATTAGATAATAATGAAGAAGGAACAAGTTTTAATCAATATATTAAACGAAATAATTTAAACAATAAGGTTGACAAAGACACTAAGATAGTGTATATTAGTAGTAATAAAATTCCAAAACCGTTACTTCAAAGTGAATGGTTTCCTAGTGCTGCTATAACAACGTTTAGTGGCAGAAACTATGGAGGTACTAAGGTAGACGATTATCTAGATGAAGTAGATTTAATAATTCATTACGATGACGAAGTTAGTCCTTGGAAGGCGAAAAATATTGAGAAACTTTAATGCCTAGTTGTAAACTAATAATTGAAGATGAAGTAAACATAAAGTTGGAAGGACTTGATGTAGATGTACGACGAAAACTCGCAAATGCTCTTAAGTTTGAAGTGCCTTATGCTCGATACATGCCCCAGTATAAATTAGGAAGATGGGACGGTAAAGTTGCTTTCTTTGGTATTGGCGGCTCAGGCTACGTTAATCATCTTGATGTTATTGTTAGTGTACTGGAAAAAAATAATGTCTCTATTGTAGACATTGAAGACAACAGACATCCAGTACAGTTTAACTTTCCTACTATTACAGAACGTTACTGGGCAGATCAAAATGTACGTTGGCCTAAAGGACATCCAGCAGAAGGCGAAGAAATCATTTTGCGTGATTACCAAGTTGATGCAATCAACAAGTATTTAGAAAACCCACAATGCTTACAAGAAATTGCTACTGGTGCAGGTAAAACAATTACCACCGCTACACTTTCGCATCTATGTGAACCTTACGGACGTAGTCTAGTTATTGTTCCTAATAAGTCTTTGGTTACACAAACAGAAGAAGATTATATTAACTGCGGTTTAGATGTAGGTGTGTATTTTGGTGACAGAAAAGAGTTAGGTAAAACTCATACTATCTGTACGTGGCAATCACTAAACATACTAGATAAAAAGCACAAGGATGGCACAGCAGTATTATCACTAGCAGAATTTTTAGATGGTGTTAGTGCTGTTATTGTAGACGAAGTACACCAAGCAAAAGCAGAAGTACTTAAGAATCTACTAACAAGGAACTTAAAGAATGCTCCTATTAGATGGGGCCTTACTGGAACTGTTCCAAAAGAAAAGTTTGAGTTTGAATCCATCCACGCTTCATTAGGCCCCGTCATAGGTGGCATCACAGCAAAAGAACTACAAGACAAAGGTGTACTATCTAATTGCCATGTTAACGTTGTGCAACTAATAGATATACCTTCATTTACTGATTATCAAAGTGAATTAAAATATCTTGTTACTAATGAAGGCAGAATTGATTACATAGGCAAATTACTAAACAACATACGACAAGAAGGCAATACACTAATACTTGTTGATAGAATCTCTGCAGGCGAGATGCTATTAGAAAGAATACCCGGAGCAACATTTGTTAAAGGTGATGTGAAACTAAAAGATAGAAAGGATGCATATGATGAGATTAATGAAGGGACTAATCATGTTGTTATCGCAACCTACGGAGTCGCAGCCGTTGGTATTAATATACCGCGTATCTTTAATCTTGTTCTTATTGAGCCTGGCAAGTCTTTTGTTCGCGTTATTCAAAGTATTGGTCGTGGGGTAAGAAAGGCAAAAGACAAAGACTTTGTACAAATTTGGGATATCACTTCAACGTGCAAGTTTGCCAAACGACATCTAACACAAAGAAAAAAATTCTATAAGGAAGCACAATATCCATTCACTATAGAAAAAGTAGATTGGAATTAAATATATGCAAATACTAACACTAGATAACCAATGTTATAAATTAACACAATTACCAGATCAAATAGAAGATGAAATACATTTTAGTGTATTAGATAATTCAGATCCTAAAAATCCTGACTTCTTTTTCATTCCTTTAATTTTTATTGAAAGTTTTAGTTCACCTGCTATAGTAATGGAAATATCAGGTAAAGAAATTATGATGCCAGTTGATTGGTGTATGGCTGTAGGAGATAGTTATTCAGGCAACGATTTAGAAATACTTCCGTTAACATCAATTAATGATCGAGGTTTTGAGGCTTTCTTGTTTAATCCAATATCAAGTTATAAATTTGATTTTGGCGATATTAAGATTACAAACTTTTACAATGATGTAAAATGGTATTTTCCTAAAATGAAAAACGGACAGTTACTAAGCGTTCCTATTACAGAAGGATCAAAGCCATTGTGCGCTTATTTTGTAAAAGATATTGGAAGACAAAGCGAAGTAATAGATTATACAAATCTACTATAGGAGGAAAGAATATGACAATGAAAGCTGGTAAGATTTGGGGACAAACAGAATTAATTCATGCAAACGGTGTGCTAGAATTTCACCGTAATGAATACAA